TAATGTTTAATATTTAAATATGTAGATAAAGCGAATCAGGCACAATAACATCCTTGACAAGTCGCCCTCGCACATCACGCAATTTTTCTAGAAGATCAATATCTTGTAGCAAAGTCGCCACCGCTGTCCACTCATCAACCAGATTCGCCAAGCGCATGATTGCTCTTACGAAATTTCCCTCAAAGATTCCGTAATTTGTGCAGATCTGACTAATATGATCGCCATTCAACCATTGCCAGACAGGCTCTAGCCATGTCGTGCTTAGATCCCAGAATTGTGTATCGGTTCTTGTTAAATCATATTCCTTCTTTCCAAGTTGATAGGCCATGTCACCTATTTTTTGAAGAGCGCCCTTTACTTCATCATTCAAATTGAGATCCGATAATGACGGCTGATCTTCTGAATCTGTGATAAAACATGCGAGGCAAGTCACCAAATCATCCGTATTAAGATTGGACAGTGTTCCACTGAATGCCAAGCTTGTGCATAGAATGGGCTGGCCCTCGTTGAATTCCGTAGCTGCCTGTCCCCTTAGAGTCAAAGTTTTCTTATCGTTATTTAAGAACTCGATGTCGACTAAGAATTGCAACTTCTTATCAATGGCCATAAGATGTGCCTTTTCATTTTCGGCCAGATTTTGCTCAGCCGATGCCTTCTCTGCAACAAGAGACTTCCACTTTTTATAAGAGGCTTCAACGTTAAACCATCTTTGTCCAATGTGAACATCCTTCCATCTCTCGAGTAAACGCTGTGCTTCGCGCTTCTTAGCATTCTGTGTCGTGGCAATTATCTGTTCAAGTCGATTCTTTTCATTAATTTCTGTGATCTCTTCCTCAGTAATAGCAGCCTTCGAAATATCCTTGTCGAGATTTTCAATATCTAGACGAATCGCTTTTTGGATCTGCTCCAACTGCCGATACCAATAGGATTTCTCCAATAGTGCCAGCCATTCGAGATTACCAGTATGCATTGTTTTGAGAAGAAAGTCGTATCCAAAATCCATACGGCTCTCGACGCGCGGCTTGCCACCCTTCATCATTCTTTGAATTTCATCTAAATCAAGAGGATCACCACTTTCTGGAATATAGAAGACATGTCCAATAGTATCCTTTCCACGCCGTCCTGCACGACCTGCCATCTGAATATATTCGTCTGTTCGCAGAATGCGTCTGCCGCCCTTATCAGAATCATATTTATGAAAACCTACAAAGAGAACTGTCTTTGTCGGCATATTGATGCCTACTGCAAATGTTTCTGTGGCAAAGAGGAGCTTGATGAGACCTTTCGAGAAAAGGATCTCAATAACTTCTTTGAGAACAGGAAGAATGCCGCTGTGGTGAAAGGCGATTCCTCGACTGATCTGTTTCCGTAGATTATGATATTGCTGCAGATTCTCAATATTCGCCTTATGGTGACGTAGATGAAAGTCGAAAATGCGCTCTGCTAGAGCCGAATCGCTCGAATCAAGAAGATGATGCGTAATCTTATTGGCATATTTCTCACAAGCGGCCCTGCTAAAGACGAATGTCAGTGCTGGTAGAAGCTCCTTTTCTTGTAACATTTCGACAAATTCGTTAAGCTGGTGGTTGAAACTCGCAATAGTTACCTTGCCGTCGACCCGTCCTTCATGGCCACCTGCTCTTGCTGCAACAACTGTCCTCGAATATGCGTCCTTCTCTTTTACTTTCGAAATACGCCATTGCAGCCAACTCTTGTAATTCGCCGCATTAAAGATCTCCTTCTCATCCATTAGGATTTGTTGCTGTTTACCCATAAGAACACTGTGAATTAGAGGGACTACGCGATACTGGGTCTCAATAAGTGCACACGGCTTATTCTTCAGTTCTGAGAGCCATTGTGCGAAATACTGAGGGCTGTCGAGTGTCGCTGAAAGAAGAATTAGTTGGACATCGGCTGGCAAGAGAATCATAGTCTCTTCCCAAATCTTTCCGCGATCCTTGTCATTGATATAGTGGCATTCGTCGAAAATCACTGCGCCCAAATCTTTGATACTGAGGCTAGCTGTGAGACCGAGACTTTGGGTGCTCGTCCCCTGTTTATAAAGAAGGTTGCGGAGAATCTCTGTAGTCATAATTACAATATCAGCATCAGGGCAGAATTTAATATCGCCAGTCATGATGCCGACTTTGCCGACTTCAGGATAAATCTCCTTCAGATCATGGAATTTCTGATTTGACAGAGACTTGATGGGGGTTGTGTAAAATACGCGCTTATTCTTCTTAAGACTGTGCGCGATTTCATACTCACCTACGAGCGTCTTACCAGATCCAGTCTTAGCACATACAAGAACATTATGGCCTTGATGAATAGCTGAGATCGCATGTTTTTGGAAAGGATCCAGTGAATATTTATATGTTACAGCTGGTTCTTCAACAACATATTCAGGTTCTTTTGAAACATCGCAGGAATAATATGATGCCATTTCTATAAGTTTTGGTGTTTTTATACTGGTCAATTTTTATATATTTAGAGCCCATATATTAGATATGGATAATCTCCGCCCGCCACATCTAAATTTGGATTTTTTGAAAAGAGGGCACTCACAAAATAATAATGAACGCGACCCTTGTCAAGAAAAATGGGACAATGGTCTTATTACCTATTTGGAAGAGCCTGATGCGGTATCCATAAGATATAATCACAATTGCTCAATACAATTTGATAATCAGTTCTTCAATATTAATCTCGATCAAATGGACAAGGAGGCATTCTTGGAAGAAATGCCGCTCGTTTACGGAAGGCCAACAGAAGATGGTTACTATACATGGTTGATTTATTCGAATGAGGAGCATAATAAGACCTTTGTCGCATCAAAGACACTTTCTATTCTCGAAATTGGCACTATTCACAAGGCGATAGGCCACCGCGTAAATGCTGTGAAAATACACGGAGCTGGCGAGATTTTTGTCAATAATGGGGCTGTAAAATTTAATCTTGTTTCAGGAACATACATGTTACCTGCCTTGAGTTCAAAGCGGAGTCGTTGTGGGAGAGATGATCTGGAAGATATTATTATAAGAAATGTCAAACTTATTCTTGGAGATGGAGCTTCTTACACAGAATCGACGCTAATTAAGGCCGAAAATTTACCGGTTCTTCCTGAAGAAATGGCGATGTATGAAAGACATGGTGCTGTAATAAGAATGTATAATAGTATAGCCGAGTGTATTGCTGCTTCAAGAAGAGAAGGTGGCAGAAAGAAGACACAAAAAAGGAGAAAGAAGTCTATTAAACGCTCTAGACATTGATTAGAAGAGATCGATGCCCTGGTTCGTCTATTGGTTACAAGATGACTACTCCAATAAAACTTATATAGGTAAGACGAACGATTTGGACAGACGTCTACGACAGCATAATGGGGAGATTAGCGGTGGAGCCTTTGCAACACATGGCTCACATTGGAAGCGTGTCTGCCATGTTGCAGGCTTCCCTAATGAGAAGTCGGCCTTGCAATTCGAATGGGCCTGGAAACATTACTCCCGTAGACTACCTATAAAGGATTCTTTCAAACGGCGGATTGAGGCTCTGCACGCACTTCTTTCTGCTGATAAGGTTACAAGTAAGGCCGAGGTTTTGGAAGGCATCGAAGTTGTATGGGAGGATGATCGCAGTCCTCTGTAATTTAATACTCTAAATTAGATGGGTGCTAGATCCAAGAAAAATATTCTAATATTTTTATACGCAATTATAATAATATCAGCTATATATCTTTATTTTTCATATAGGTATTATAATCAGGTTGAGGGGTTTGAATCTCCCAATGAAAGAAATGGAATAGTTTTTACTTGCACTACTTTTTTCGATTATAGAACAAAAGATAGATGGGATCGATTTTGTAGAGCAATTGATACAATTAAAGAATATCATTCACCTAATACACTTTCTAAAATAAGAAAATGGGTTGTTGTAAATGAATATTCAGATAAACCTTCTGAAGATTGGGGAAAAAAGATGAAAGATAGATATCCGTCGATCGAATTTTATCAGAAGAATAAAGATGAAAAAGGACAGGCTAGATCAATGAATATAATTCTTAAAAAGATTCGTGATGCAGAATTATGGATACATTGGGAAGAATCATGGGAAGTTCGTAAAACTCTTTTAGATGATGCAATCGATTTTATGAACACGGAAAAAGATATTACACAGCTACAATTTACATTTCATGATGGAAAAGTAAGCTGGTTAAATGTAGAAGACAAAAGAATACATTGTAGTGGTAGACTCTGTAAAATCGACCCAATAGATGAAACTTACAAGAAATGCAATTTAGGTCCATACAAATTTGACAATGAATTTTATGATTCGTGGCCTCTTTATAGTTTGCTGCCTAGTATAAATCGCGCAAAACATTATGAAAATCTTACTGATTTTTCAGAAGATCCAAAACTATGGCCAATTAAATTTGAATGGGAATTTGGCTGTAGGTGGTTAAAGGGTGCTGTAAAGGCTGTATTAAAAGACGGACCCGTTTGGAGGCCAGGAAAACACACAAGCACATATGAATAATTTCTAGACCCCATATTTATCTGTAAATTCCTTGCATGCCCCATCTTGCCCCCCATAGAAATGGACAGTAAAAACTTCATCAGAAGTTATAGTCTGTGATTGTAAGACTGGCCATTCATAATATTCCGTTTCTGCCATGTATTTTGGATATACGCGCTGAATGAATGATCCCTGCTCGTAATTTACACCTCCAAAAGGTCCTTCTGTTTGCCATGAGTTGCCATTATTATTGTGCCAATCAGTTTGCTTATAGGATTCTAACCAACTATTCATTATTTCTAGACCTTTCGCGTCATTTCGCACAAACCAGACACCTGAATTGAATGGTTCGTTCGATTGCTTAGCAATATACATTGATTTATTAGATTTTATATAGCCTTCAATCCTCTTATTATAAGTCGCAATGGCCGCATCAGTGTCTAACCACAGAACACCCTTACATTTTGGATTTTGTTTTAGTGTATCGATTGTGAGTTGAACCTTACGCCAATAAGGTGGAAGATCATGATAGCCTGATTTCACAAAAATGTGTTTATAACCATGCATCTTACAATATTTCTTATTTCTTTCAATTAAGGGTTTATAGATTTCTTTTATTAGCCTGTCATCGTATTGAAGAATTATCCATTTCGGGCTTGTTTTTGTATAAAACCAATAGAATATTATAGAAGCCAAAATACATAAAAATAAGATTACTATTTGTATGCTTATTTTCATCTATTGGATAAAGAAAAATTAATTAATAGATAAATAGAATGAACTCATTCATAGGCATAACATATTTACATCTTTTGGGTGGCCTAGGTATAACTGCACTGAGCGCGAAAAATCCTATATCATCAAACCCATATATATATATATTAAATGTCATTATATTGTTGATTATTGTATGGTTTATTGAATCCATGAAACCCGGTCCATTTAAGTATTTTGTTGCGTTTGTCTTTGTTACAATCATTGGTCAGATAATAGCATCTTTTGTTAAGAATCTTGAAGATAAGAAGATTCTTGATGATGTTCTTATAATAGTTGCTGGTATTTTTTCAGCCATGACGGCGCTCGGATTCTACGATAATCAAAATGTTCTAGGGTTCGGCCCATATCTTTTTGCTGGACTTATCGGATTAATCATAGCCAGAATTATTCTTATATTTATGTCTCTAGGGAATACTTCTGAAAAGGTTGTATCTACTACAGATATTGTCTTATCATGGGTTGGAACTGTGATCTTCTCAATATATGTGGCATATGATACACAGCGTATTAAGGAAGATGCTCGTCTCAAGGAAAAAGACTATGTGAATTCATCTATAGGGCTTTTATTAGATGTTGTTAATCTCTTTCAAAATGTTGGAGATCTTATGGATTGAAAAGTTTATTTCTAGTGTTTATTCAAAAATTTTTTGTAATGAAGATCTGTAATTATAGATGGTGGTATATTATCATAGACGCCAGAAGAATATAGAATTTGGCTTCTTTTCTTTCTTGTATTAATAATTCTTTTTTTAGAACCTCCTCGAACAACCTCGTATGAGGAAAAGGGTATCTTTAATAACTTTTCATTATCTTTTATATTTATTACCCATTTTGTATTCATAAATATTTCACTGCCAAATATTATATACATTGCATCCTTAATCCATGGATAGATAACTGCGCATTTTCTTGATGTGAAAGATCTATCTATTTCCTTAAAAAAAGCATACCATGTATCAGACGAATTATAAATTGGTTCTAAAATATCCTGCAGTTCTTTGTTTACAAAATCAAAAGATTCTGGTTTCATTTTCGGATCATGCATATTATTCTTTTTGGAAAGATATATATCATAATTTTCTACAAGTCTTGCATTGAAATAATATTCATACCAAGTTGATTCGTGAAAGGCTATATGAAATGGAGCCATTGCGACCTTTATTTTATTATTTGATAAGCCATCTGTATATTGAGATAAATTACTATTATATGGTATTTTGCATTTAAAACCACTTATATCATCTAAAAATATTATTTCAAGTGATGGGTTAACATCTAAGGCGATAGTTATAATAAGATTTACCATATGCTGAGAGAACTTTGTCTCAATATATTTTTCCAAAGAACAATTATCATCAGATTCCACCCATAGAAGTTTCCCCTCTTTTTTACTTATGGTAAGCTGAACACACTTCTTATTTTCACTTCCTAGACTAAGTGTGTAAGATTCGATAGATAAATTTCTTTTTTTATTTGGGCTTATTTTTAAATGGAATTTTCCTCCAGAAGTTATTATGATAACTTCATCGGGCAATGACATCTAATGTTTCAGGGTATTTCTTAGTTTAGATGGAGGGTTTCTTTGATTTTCTATATTTTTTTGTTCTCTGCGAAACTAAGAATTTACTAATAATATTTTTCTTATTGATATCTTCAGATGCGTTATTAACACATTCTATAAATGTATCCCATGTTTTTGTCCATAATTTATCTTCATCAGTAATTTCTAAATATTTTTCAATATATTCTTTAAATTTTTCTACATTGTTTAATTTAAATAAACGAAGAATTGTTTCTGCTCTCCAAACCTGTCTATCTTCACGATCAACTAATGAATTATTTTTATCATAACATAATTTATTATGACGAATTGTGCGAAGCCATAGTATAAAGTTTTTAATATCTATTTCAGAGTTATTTTTATTTTTTTCCTTTACAGAATTTATTATATTCTCAAATTTACTATTGAATTCATCTTTATTATTAATTATATTATTTTCTTCTAAATAATTCTTATATATTTCACTATTTCCAGATTTGATATAATTATAAATATTTGAAACTTTCCATTGAACTATATTTTTTTCTTTTGGTTCTATTTTTTTTATATCAAGAGTTTCTATATTTTGAGTATTTACAACTATATTTTTATCTGGAATATTTTCATGTGGTTTACCATTATCAAGTTCATATAGAATATATTTAGCTTCTTGTAATTTATCTTTAATAGATATTTTATTTGATTTTGAGGTTGCTTGTCGTTTTCCATCTTGTTTTGGATGACCTTCGATTGTAAAGAATTCTCTAAATAATTTTTTTTCTTTATTATAACATTCTTTATAATACACACAGAATTTAGGAATATCTTTTTCATTTATTTCTGCAGGCAATTCTCTTGCATTTGAATGTCGTTTAACTTTAATTCTATTCTTATTTTGTTCAGATTGCGTTGTAATTCTTAAATTAGATATACGATTATCTAATTTATTTTGATTTATATGATCAATACTATCTTGTCCTTTACCTTTCCCAACATAATTCATAATTAATTGATGTAAATATACAAACTTATTATCATCATTTATAGTTCGAGTAGCATATCCATTTTTTCCAATATACCAAGAAATAGTATTGTATTCAGATTTTAAAACATACCATGTTTCTTTATCTATAATTGTATACTTATCTGGTTTACAGAACATTAATATATATTCTTTATTTTTATCATCTATAACTAAATAACCCCAATTTAATTCTTCATTAGAAGATTTACCCATAGATGGGATATGACCTTCTAATTTTGATATTATTTTAAAGCCACTTGGAATGTCGGGATCCATGTTTCTAATTATAATGTGGAAGGTTTGTTTAAGCCAATTTTTATGAGGTATTATTATAACTCATAGAAGTGTTTATTATTCTTAATTAAGAATAATAATTAAATAAATACTATTATGATCAAAAGTTTAGTTAGAATACGCGAGCACGCGTTCCAGTTCTATTTATAGAACTCTTAAAGACTCTCCTTCACAATTGGATACAACAATTGTAAATTCCTCCTTCAAGCTGTGTTTCCACAGGGGTGGACTTTATCTTATGCCCTGATTTTCATCAAGGCCCACCGACATTAAGTCTCTGAACTGCATCCATTGCTTTACGCTTTAGGACTTGGCTGCGGATTGCCCATTTCTGTTTTCACAGAATCCTTTGAGTTTTTACCATACCCAAGTTTGTTATTCTTGGCCACTGCTCTATTTCTAGTCAGCTTGGTATCAAAGGCTTTAGGGGTTTCCCGCAATTTGACGGTGTTGCTTCTTTTTTAAAGTGTATCAAACTAGCAATTCCTTTTAAGAATCACTCTTAGAAGCCAATACTTTCTCTTAGTTAGAAAAAGATAAACCTCCCATTCCTGACATAATTCTTAGAACGTTGTAGTTCGTGGCATACACGCGAACCGTCGCCGAGTTGACAGCGCCAACCGTGTTGTTCGTGGCCGTGATGAGGAGCGTCGTGTTATCAATGCGCGATAAGTTGCACGTGCCTGAGGGCTGGTGGTCCTCGGGCTTGAGGGCGAACGAGTAGACGTTGATACCGACGGCAGGCACGTTCGTGTGGTGCTGGAAGGGCTGGACCAAGTTGAAATACTTGCCCTCGCGCACCGTGAAGCGATCGTGGCCGTTGAGCTGGAGGAGCGCCGTGACGACAGGGTTCTTGCCAGCGAGGCCCTCGACACGCGTGACTGAGTAGCCAGAGTCGAAGACTGAGCGGTCCCACCAGTCCGAGTAGTTGAAGGGCTGCTGGCCCTTCCAGGGGTTGACGATCGAGTCGTCGCACGAGACGAATGAATCGCGCTGGACAACCCAGACAAGCTCCTTGCAAGGGTGGTTGAAGTTGAGCTTGATCTTGTTGGAGACCGACGTGATTGACTCGCCACCCGTGAACTGGAGAACCTCGATGAGATACTCGTGGGCGACCTGGGCGAACTTGCGGCGCTCATCCGTGTCGAGGTAGATGTAGTCGACGTAGAGCGACGCGGCGACGAGGCCCGTGGCCGCAACGCGGTCGCGGATCGTGTGGAGGTTCGAGAGCTGGGGCGTGTAGTCCCAGCAGAGGTTGCGGAGGTCGTTGAACTCGAGGTTGATGCGGACCTCGTGGTACTGGAGCGCAATGAGAGGGAGCGCGAGGCCAGGATTGCGGTTGAACCAGAACTGGAGAGGGATATACATCGTGTACTCGGGCGCGCACTTCGTGAGCTCCTCTGACGTGTTGGGCGCACCAGAGCTGCAGTCGGCGTCGCAGTCCTCGCCACCCTGGAAGATGACGTTAACGAGCTCGGGCACGTTGCCAACCATCTTGGCATAGCCAGCCTGCTTGCCAGGCTCCTGCGTGAGCTCATTCCAGATCTGGAGCCAGTCGCCATACTGCTTGTCGATGCGCTGGCCACCGATCTCAAGCTCAACTGAGTTGATGAGATTGTGACCAGGCCAGTTGAGCCAGCGGAACTGGGCGCCAGAGCCATCGGACGTCTGGACCGTGACCTTGGGGAGCGTCGCCTGGAGATACATGCGGTAGATGAGGTCACCGTTGCGCTGGATCGTGCACGTGACCTTCTTGCCGAAGTTGGGGGCGCCGTTGAAGGGATTCTCGATGGACTCCATCGCGAAGTTAGTGTGGCGGCGGTAGACGATCTTGAAGAAAGTCACCTGGGGGTTACCCGTAAGATAAACGTCCTGTGCACCATAGGCTACAAGCTGCATAAGGCCTCCACCCGTCATGTTATTATACCCTTGCGAGAGAAAAAAAATTTGGAAAACGGGTTTTTTACAAAACGCACCCGGGATTATCGCCTTTAATAAATCTTAGTATTCACCTTAACTTTCTTATCATTATAAACCCATATTTCATACTTATAGCCAGCCTTTATAGTTGCAGAAGCCTTTTCTTCAATATTTCCTCTTTTAAGTTTAATAGTCCATTCAGATTTAACCTCTATAATTTTATTTTCTGACTTTATGAATAAGTCAGGAAAATAAACATGTTTAGTATTATCAATATAATAATTTATTATAGGTATATTTGCCCTACCAGTTAATATATCTTCTTCATCATATATATGAATTAGTTCATCAAGTGCTAAATTTTCATAACCCTGATATTTTATAATATTTCCACTTGGCATCATATATTCCTTATAATGATAGGAAGTAGCCTCAGATTTAGCTTGAACTTCTTTATTCTGATTTGGATGACCACCATATTTTTCCAAACATGTTTCCTTCCATTTTTCCTGTACTTCTTTATTTGTTTTTGGATGTCCTCCGTATTTTTCAAACCATATTTTTTTTACCTTTTCGATATTTTCTTTTACCATTGCTCCATTTTCAACACCATATTTATCCATACATGTTTTCTTTTGTTTTATAATCATTTCTTTAACAGAACATTCCTTACAATAAGGCATTCTATGAAGATTCAACATCTCAAACCTCTTATTAGTCTTTACACCGCACTTACATATAAAATCTATTCGCATTCGCTGATTAAATTTATTATAAGATCCATCTAGAATTGCATCGCCTTCTTTTAGAATATTAGTTAAGAGCTCTTCATTATAAGGCGATAACCCTCTGGGCATTTTTTAGAAGTCGAAAAACCTATTATTATTGGTCAATTTTTGGATTGTTTTCTTGTTTTAGATTTTTTAATATATTTAATATCACCTGTATCTCTTTTTATCATAGGCATTTTTCTAAATTCTTCTGTATCTCTTTGAACCATATTTTTAATACTTTCAGTAAGTCCTTTATTTTCTTCACCTGTATCTCTTTTTATCATAGGCATTTTTCTAAATTCTTCTGTATCTCTTTGAACCATTTTTTTAATGCGCATCTCTAATTCGCCAGGTGGCAAATTATGTTGCTGAATAATTTTATATTCCATCTATATAATTATAATATAATTATGTTTATACAGCCAAGTTTTCACTAATAGCCCCACCGCGTTTCTTATACAAAAACCATTTCCGATAATTGGTCTAAACCAAAGTTCCTACAACTGTAGAGTTATTATGACAGAACCTGAATCTGCATTCTTCAAAATTCGGCCAACCAAACGGAGCAATCCTGAAGAAAGAACAACTCTAGATGTAATACATCGTTTCCAGATTCGCAAGATTATCAGCGACAAGGAGGAATCTGAAGAACTAGAAAACGACTATAATCACAATCAGAACATTTTAAAGAGTATTGCAGATGAACTTGTCCGTGGTCAAATGGAAATTAAACAGAAGGAATTGAAAAATGAAATCGAAATCAAGCAAAAGGATGATCGTCTTTTTGATTATTTCTTAAATACTGGGCCAATTCTATTCGATTATTATGAGTCTCAAGAGGCAATTTCAAAGGGAGATGCAGTAAATGTTGTGAACAAGACCAAAAGAAAGCCTGGCGATGTTTTATCCGCGCTTGAAGATGCAGCTGTCACTGAGTCAATAAACACGGTTGTTACAGAGAAAGAATCAAAGAATAATGTTAAGAGTCGTGAAGTCTTGCTCGATAATTACATACAGAAAATATATCCTGGTCATATTCGCAAGTCGAATGAAATGACAGATAACTTGGGGGAGTGCGACTGCGGCGAAGATATGATTTTCGCAGCAACAGAGGCAATGCTTTATTGCAAGGCGTGTGGAAATATCGAATTCATGTTGATTGATACGGATCGACCATCTTATAAGGATCCTCCTCGCGAATCATCTTATTATGCATATAAGAGAATTAACCATTTTAAAGAACTCCTTGCGCAATTTCAGGCGAAAGAGTCGACAGAAATCCCTCAAGATATTTTCGACACAATTGTCGCAGAACTCAAGAAGCAGCGTATTGAAGATACGACAAATCTCAAACCTGCAAAGATGCGCGAAATTCTTCGTAAATTGAAATTAAATCGCAAGTATGATCATATTCCTCATATTATTAATCGGCTAAATGGAACAAATGCGCAGGTAATGACGCGCGAGACTGAGGAGAAATTACTACATATGTTCAAGGAAATCCAGCCGTCTTTCCAGAACCATTGTCCCAAAAATCGTAGAAATTTCTTATCATATGCATATGTTCTTTATAAGTTCTGTGAGCTGCTTGAGTTCGATGAGTTTTTGAAGAGCTTTCCACTTCTAAAAAATCGTGATAAATTGTATTTACAGGATAAGATATGGTGTTTAATTTGCAAGGACCAGGGTTGGGAGTTTATACGTTCTATCTAAATAATATGAAAATATGACATACATTATTATTATTGATGACGAAAACTCTAAAAATTGAAAAATCATGAGTATTTAAAGTTATCCCGACATTATAGAATATAGATCATGGTAAACTTTAAGAATTCAAAGATTTATATGCTTCTTGGAACTGATAATTATTATTATATTGGTTCTACTGTAACTGAATTAGCAAATAGACTATCACATCATATACAGTCTGCAAAAAAATATACTGAAAGAAAAATATATAAACATTTCAATGAATTATCATGGGATAATGTTAGTATTGAACTTATTTGCACATATCCTTGTAATAATAGAACTGAACTTTTAAAAGAAGAAAATGAATATATTCGCAAAGCACTATTAGATCCGTTTTGCTTAAATATAAATAATACATTATTAACTCAAGAAGAGCAAAGAGAAAAATATAAAAATTACCGCGACTCTCATAAAGAAGAAAAGAAAAAATATCGCAGCGAACATATGGAAGAACATCGTAAATACAATAAAAACTACATCGTAGCTCACAAAGAAGCTGTAGAAGAGAAAAAGAAGGAATACAGGGAGATCCATAAAGAAGAACTCAAAGAATACTTCAAAAACTATGCCGAGAAACATAAAGAAGAAAAGAAGGAATACAAGCGAAAATACGCGGCTGAAAATAAGGAGATTATTGCTAAGAAAAACAAAGAATTCAGAGAATCTAATAAGGATAAAATATCTGAAAAGGGTAAGGAATATTTTGAGGCCAATAGAGATATACTTATAAAGAAAATGAAAAAGTATCGCGAAAACAATCCTGATAAGATGAAGATGCATGAAGCGAAATATATTGAAAAAAGAAGAATGAAACTCAACGAAATAGGTACACTGCAATGTGAATGTGGGGGGAAATACACAGAAAATCACAAGAAACGACACGAAGAATCCAAAAAACACGCGCGTTTTTTAGGAGGACACTTAGTAGAAACTAAAGATGGCCAAGACTCGTCGTTCCCCCAAAAAGAGCAAGGGCAGTCGCAAGGCGACACGTAAGAGCAAGGGCCCTTCCGAGTGGACAGCCGCTGTCACGCGTGTATACAAGGAGCTAAAGTCAAAAAACCCCAGCGCCAAGCTCGGTGATGCCATGAGAGAGGCGTCGAAGCGCAGAAAGGCTGGCAAGCTCTGAAACATATAAAGATATATGATCAATAAATAATAATGGACACTGATATTTGTTTACGTTGTAATCAAAATATCAATGAGAATGATAAAAAAATGGAAATGCCTTGTTGCGGCGGTATCTATCATACAGAGTGTGGAATCCAAGCATTTAGTCTTAGATGGGGAGTTTTAAGATGCGAATGTGAACATTTTTTAAAGAGTGAAGTAAATGGATCAAATGGAGCAAATCAACAAGAAATTGTTATAACTGAAGAAGCAAGGGATAAGATAATTGAATGTAAGCAACTTATTCGTGATTATGTGAAAAATAAGAAAGTTTATACTCCTTTTTTAAAGGAAAAGATATTAAATTATAAAGAGAACATTGATTCTCTTGTAAATCAGATTAAAACTTATAAGAATGAATTAATAACTACTATTAGAAATTCAGAAGAATATAAGAATATGTCATCGAATATATCAAATATTAAAAGAAGAATAACGCAATTTAAAACTAATTATGGCTTTGATAATTATACAATAAGAAATGAAGTATTTATGAGTAATTCGACTAGATATCGTGATATTATATATTACTATAATATTGCTACTCTAAAAAGACGTATTAGATTAAAATTATAGGGTTCTAACTACGAGTTTTTGAGGGTGTTCTTGTCTTTGAGGGAGTTCTTGACTTTGAAGGAGTTACTGAAGGTGATCTTGATTTTGAGGGAGTTCCTGACTTCGAAGGTGTTCCTGACTTCGAAGGAGTTCCTGATTTGGAAGGCGTCACTGAGGGTGTACCAGTAAAGGAAGGAGTTGGCGTTTGAGATAAAGAAGATCCTGATGAAGGTGATCTTGTAGGTGTTCCAGTTAAGGAAGAAGTTCCTGATTTGGAAGGAGTTCCTGATTTGGAAGGTGTTACTGAGGGAGTTCCTGATTTAGAAGGCGTTCCTGACTTTGAAGGAGTTACTGAGGGTGTTCTTGATTTTGAGGGAGTTCCTGACTTTGAAGGAGTTACTG